GCCGTTGCGATTGTGGTTCTTAAAGCCTGATGTGCTCATCTGTGTGAAGTGGAAAGTTCTTGCGCCAACCCACTTTACATTTGAAGTGATGAATGGTGATGTAAGTGTGCCCTGAACAAGAATTTCGAGCAGATCAGGGCTGAACTGCTCGGCATAGTTATTTGTGTTTGCCATGATTTTTTCAATCCTTTCTTTGGTTAAATATTAAATCTGTTCCATTTTTTGGTAGGAACATTTGCCTTTGGTTTTGTACCGTCCGATGTACCGTTGCCGTCACCGCCGATTTTCTTAACTCCTGTGCCGTTCTCGGCAGGTTTGCCCTTGAGTGCGGGAATATCGTCAAGCACCTTTTTAACAGCCTCTGTCAGCTTTTCCGCATTGACCTTGCCGTCTGTCACAGCTTTTGAAAAGTCTGCAATTTTAAGCACATACGGAACGGTTGCAATGTCAACGCCCTGTTTTACGGCTTCGAGGGTTGCCGACTGGTTGACTTCTGCCATAAGCTTTGCGTTGTTTGCAGATTCAACTTCCGACTGCATTTTTGCAAAGTCGGGAGTGTTCTTGGCTTTCTGCTTTTTAAAAGCACCGATAGCCTCTTTCATCTCATCGGCTGACAATCCCTGCTCCTTAAAATAAGACTTCAACACGGTGTCCTCTGTCACGCTTTGTTTGCCTGTAATAAGGCTTGCGAGCTTGTCGTAATCAAAGGCAGGAGCGTTTCCCTGCGGTGCAGGTGTCGGTTCATTGGGGGTTGGTGTTGGATTTGGTTCTGCCATTTTTTTCATATCCTTTCAGTTTTTCGGGTGTCTCCCGTAATCAGTTTATAGAGTGTCTCTCTGTTTCAGTTTTGCACGGTGTCTCCCGTAGTTTAATGTCTTCGGACAATAAAAAAGCACCTTACATATTCGTAAAGTGCTTAATCCGCTTTTTCTGTTTTTTCTGTTTTAACTGCTTTGGTTCTCGGCTTTTTGGGAGCGTCAGACTTGACCTCTTCTGCAAAACCGCCGTCAATGAGTTCCTTTGCTCTCTGCTCGGAGCATTCAAAAACTTCATTCACAGGTCGAGTTAGATAGCCGTTCTGCCTGTCGTTAAATGCTGTTGTTACTCTGATTTTCATTCTGTCACCACCTTTCTAAACCGGTCGAAATCGACGGGTTTAAATGCAAAAAGCACCCTATAATCAACATTGCTGTCGATTATAAAATGCTCAATTCGTAATTTTATGCTGTTTTTGTGAATTGCATATAACAAAACCGCCCTTTTTACGGAGCGGTTAGATTATGCCACTATCTTTTAGATATTGCATTTTTTGTTTCTCTCTAAGCTTACTGTAAAGTGCTTCAGCATCTTTAGCTTCTTGTGGAGCATCTTCACGCAAAGTGACATTTAAACCATTTGTTACAAGGTACGGCTTAAACGCATTCCATAGAGATTTTTGTTCTTCAGTTTGTATCAATCTCATACCATCATCACCCTAAAAGTTTGCTGACTCTGTACTCGTTATACACTTCATCCATAGCTTTATCTTTTAAGCATTCAAAAGCATACTCACTTATATCCTCTATATTATAACCGTTATTTATCAATTTTTCAACCTTTGGAGCATAAATTTTATTAAGGTAATCGCAATATTCAAAATAATCGTTAATACTTCCGAATTTTGCTCTGTAATTTTTAGCGTCTTGCCAATGAATCAGTTCGTGCAGAATTGTACTCAATCTGTCTTGCGGACAAGCCAAGTTTTCTTGTAAATCTGACAAATCACTTGTTGAAAAGTATGCTGAATTGACATTTAGAACATTTTGCATTGGCATATATGAAGCAATAGCATTTACTCGCATTTCTTCGGGAGTGACAATACAAATTTCAGGCTTTCCGCTTGTTTCAACCTCTCCAAGCATATCAAACGCTTTTCTCACTTGCATATCAAAATTATGAAGTTCTTTTCGTTTTAGCTTTACCTTATCTGAAATATAAACATTGTCACACAATGTATTTGCCTTGTGGGTATCAATTGTAATTGTTTCGCCCTCAATTTTGCGTTCAAAAGTTTTTGATATATCTTCCTTAAAAACAGGTCTGTAATATTTTTGTTCATCAGTCTTCAAAGAAAATTGTTTTGCCTTTTCTTCAAGCGTATTCGCCCTATCGTGCCACTCATCGGCTCGGGTTTGGGCAATGCGTTTATTGTCTCCATCAAGGCTGTATTCGGCACGGCGGTCAAAGCGTTCTGCCTGTCGCTGTGCATACTGCTGTTTTTCCTCAATTCCTCGCTGACGGTCAAGCTCTTTGATTTCATCTTCAGACAACGGTGCGTCCAAATCATCAAGTTCGGGATAAAATGTACTTGTGCTGTCCTTACATCTCGGATGAAACAAACCGTTCTTGATTGCGGTTGAGAGAAGCGGATAGTTTCCGTCTGACTTTTTGCCGTTTGAATAAACATCGTCAATAAACACCTTGCCGATATATTTTGCACAATCGGGGCAACCGCCCTGTCTTGAGTTCACAACAACGAGGGATACTCCCCATTCGGCTCGCTTTTCGCCCTCACCACGCAGATAGGCTCTTTTGTTGGCTGGTTTAACCGCCATATCCGCATAATCCGAGAGCGTGTGCCTTGCACCATTTTTGTATTCCACACAATTAAGACCTGCGTTGAGCATATCTTTACACGCCATATCAACGGCTTTTTCGTATGTAACCGCACCCGTGTTCATTGCAACCTGTGCGTTAAAAATCGCCTTGCGGTACTTGTCGTTGCTCATACGCAAAACTGCCGTTTCTGCCCTCTTTAAATCGTCTGTGGTTGATTTTATGAGTGCGTCAAGTTTACGGTCATTCACCTTAAAAAATTCGGCTGTGCTGTGTGCTGACGGCTTTTTCGGGGCTTTGAAACCGTCCTTGACAGCTTCAAGAATTTCTGCCTCCTGACTTGCATTTCCGTCAGCTTTGGCGGTGCGAATCATCTCTTCAACCTTGCCGTTAATGGTTTTGAAACGCTTGCCGAATTTCTTTGCGTTGTGCTTACGGTACTCTTCAAGACTTTTGAGCTGTTCAGCCTGCCATTGTGTCCAGTTGTAACCCTCTTTGGTTTCTTCGGCTCTGTGACGGCTGAAATTTCTCATCATGCTGTTAATCAGTTCATCTTCGATTTTTTCAAAGGCTTCTCTGATATTGTAATCACTCATTGTTTACCTGTGTATCATTCTGTTCGGGATTGCTTTCGGTTTTTTCTGCATTATTTTCCGCATTTTCTTCATCATCTGCGTTATTGTCAGGTTCTTCTGTGTCGGTAAGGTCCACATCGTCAAGCTCCGATTTTTCTTCTTCGCCTGCAATGCCCTGTTCTTCCTTAATTCTCTGCACCTCTTCGGCTTTCCAATCCTCCGACTTGCTGTCGCCGTAAAGCTCGTCAACCGAGGTTTCAACTGACATCAAACCGCCCTGTCTTGCTTTTGACACGGTTTCAACCTGACTTTCAAAGCTCGGATTTGCATATTCGCCGAAGTTTACGGATACTTCCAAGCCCTCAACAATACCATTGCCGTTAAGTTCATCGTCTGCATTGAGTACAACTGCAACAAGGCTTTGAAGTGCGTTCTGCGTAATTTTCACAAGGTTCTGCCTTGTGTAAAGGGTTGTCTTTTCCTTTTCACGCTGAGCGTCTGCATTATCAAGCTTCTTCGTGTCAATGCCGAGAGTTGACGGCGATATAATGCCCTGTAAGCAGAGGTCGAGGGCAGTAATGTATGAACTCAAATAGCTTTCGTGCTGAATCTGCGGACTTTCGGTGTAAATCCTGTTGCCGTTGCCGTTTTCAGACATATCGTTGCCCACGGTGATAAATCGGTTGTCAAACGGATTTGGCGATATTGGCTGACAGGTTTCGGGATTTCTCGGAACAAGGCAATCAGGCACATACTGCTTTGCTCGGCAGGCTCTGAGTGCGTCCATCCACTGTGACCACACTTCATCAAGACTGTCGAAAGCGTCTGTTTTTATGCCAATAATGCCTGCACCTCTGCCCTTGTGGCACGATTTGCCGTAAAGGACAGGTACAGCCCACATATATGATTCGTCAAATGTAACGCCCTTTGAATCAATCCACGAAAGAGCGTCAACCGTGTGCAGGTCAATCTCTTTGCCGTTGTCATCATACAAAGCATAGTGAATATAGCCGTAACCGTATGTTTCTTCAAAGCGGTAACGGCGGTGTTTTTGCGTGTAATCGGTGTAAAACTTAACCTCTCGGATTCTGCCACGCACATATGTAAAGTCGATGTTTTCGGCAGGATACCATTCAACAATCGGAACATCTGATACAGCCGTGTCAAAGCTGACCTTAAAAGCACCATCACCGACAACACATAGGTCACGGAGCATTTGCTTAACCGTGTCGGACAATTTGTTCTGCTTTTCAATGTCTTCCCAACGCTCTGCATAAGCGGTTGAATTTTTACTTGTAACATCTGTGCCGTTGTAGTCGGCAATTACGATATTCACAAGCGTTTCGCAGATGAGTGCCGGCAAACCCGTGTGTATTTTACGGATTTCAAGCCCCTCTGTACTTTTTGCCGCCCAAAACATAGTTTTGTTTGTGTCAATCTGCTTGTACAGCTCCGCAAGCTGTCTGCTGTTGCCCCAATACCAAATGCGATTGATAAAGCACTCGGTCAGATGATTGCTTGTTTCGGTGACGGTAATTGTTTTGTCGCTTGCAGGAGTAATCTGCAAAAAGTTTTTAATTCCCAATCTGATAGATTCAGCCATTCTGTTAATCAGCCCCATTTATTTCACTTCCAATAATATTTTTAAACGGCAGCCACGCATATTGACCGCTGTTAATGCAATGGTCGTGACCGTCCTCGGGTGTGTTGTCTTTATCCTCTCGCCAGCTGTAAATTTCAAACTCGGTAATCGTGTTTTTACAATGTTCAAGCACAAAATAACAGTCGGTGGCAAGCCAGCCGAGTACAAGATTGATTCGGTCGATAATCTTCGTTTTCTTCCATGCATTTGCAAAGTCATAGACACAGCCGTGCTGTCGCTTATACTTTTGAAATTCGGTAATAGTCGCTTGGTCGGCGCTGTCAATAAAAGCCGTGCGTGCAAAGCCCCATTCATCACGGTTGCGGTCAAGAAAATCAATAAAATTCTTCACCGTGTCACTCGGGGCAATAGGCGTTTGCATTTCAGCGTTGTTATAAACTCTTTCATCAAGCTGAACACACTTGCCGTGATTGGTAATGCCGTAAAATGTCATTGCGATAGTGTCAGGCGACTTCTGCGAATAGGCGGTATCAAGACCTGCGGTGAACTGAACAAAGTGTTCCGACTTGCGGTTACAGTTCAAAAACTTTCCTGCCCACTCTTTTGATTTGATATGTCTTGCCCTCTCAAAATTCGGGAACACAAGACCTGTTGCTCTGCCTCGCAAACCTAAGATTTTATTTTTATAGAGCTTTGTACCTTTCGGTGCAGAGTTCTTTTTCTTTTCAATCTGTTCAGGTGTAAGACTTAAATTGTCGGCAAAAGAAAAGAACCAATACCGCCAATTCGGTACAGGTTCTTCGGTAAGCTCCGCCGTAATCTCGGGAGGAACATCGTTTTCATATTTTTTAAAAGGACGGGAGCGGTTGACAAACTCCTTATACACAGGCAGGCTCGGATCATCGGGATTCAGCGTTGCAAGCATATAGTCATTACGGGTTGACATCTCTCGGATGAACTCAATATCGGCGGTGTTGATTTCGTCAATATAAACGCACCCAAACTGCGCACCGAGAACCATTTCCCATTTATCCCGACTGCTGTAACCGAGAATATAGATGATTTTGCCCTCAAACTTGATATGCGGCAGCTTGTAATCCTTGTCGCCGTTACCACAATAGACAGCGTTGCGGTGCAAGTCGAGAATACCGTTGTCCTGTTGAATTATAGTTTCCTCAGCCTTGCCCGTAGTTTTGGCGGCAATTGCGTGAAGCTTCTTCGGCGACTGCGACAACATTCGCATAAACTTAACGCCTGCTCCGACGGTAGTTTTGCCGGACGCTGTAGTTCCTTCAAGAAATTCAGCCGACACATTCGTTGTGTTGATGAAGTCAATGTATTTTTGCGACAAAGGAAAGCTACTCACTCAAGCCCTCACCGCCTAACTGTCTGAACACATCGGATAGCTTTTCGGACTGCTCAACCTTTGCGTCAACCTTAACGGTGTATTCGCCCGTCATCTTGTTGAGCGTGTCAATCGCCCTGATTCTGTCGGAGGTGTCCTGCCCGTCATTCCTTGCAATGTCGGACAAAGCAACCTGTCTGTCCTTTGCACTCATAATGCGCTCGTCCTTGAGCTTATCGGAAAGCTCCTTGATGTACTCTGCAACTCTCACATTCTCTAACAATTTGCAGGCATTGGCATTTGCGTAATTCTCGGAATATCCCGCCATAATGGCACTCTGAACGGTGTTACCGTTCTGTGCATAATATTCCGCAAACTTCCTCTGCCTTGCATTTAATTTGTCTTTCACGGTATCACCGCCCTTTCTAAAAATAAGCAAAAGAAAAGACAGCACATTTCTGTACTGTCTTTAAACACAGGTTTCCGGAGTTGCACCGGAATCTGTAAAAACTGTTTTCCTATTTAAACTATCCCCTGCGTTTATAATATTATATCAATAAATTTCTAAATATTCAAGTGTTTTCTTTTTCTTTCCCATTTATTCAATAATACACTTACATATTTCTGTTCTTTATCAGTCAATTGACGATCTCCAATTTCATTATGTTCATAACCCAAATGGGTATGTGGCATCATTCCATTATGAGGTCTACCTTTAACGTCAATTTGTTTTATTCTTTCGCCGTAGTTGTCATAAAAAGTAACACTTTTGATGTTGCTCTGTTTGTCAAGAGTAGCATACACTCTATTTTTTGTCATAGTTTCCATAGGAGCTTTTATCGAAGTATTACCATTCATACGAATTACTTTTATTTCACCAAATTGAGCAACTGTGTGATATTCTGTACCGTACTTCTTTCCCTTATCACTTATACCGCTTGAAGAGCCTCTTCCGCCCATTATAACACCCTTTTGAATTTTTCCTGAAACGATTTGATGTTGATGATGTTTCCCATACATTCTTCGGGGACTCTGCCGTAGAAGATAATTGTTTCAGGCCGTAAGCGTTCAATCATTTCTTTGTAACCTTTCAAAAACAGTTCTTTTGATTCCGTACGGTTCTGCGTTCCAACACTTGATACGGCAACAGTACCGCCAATAGGTTCGCCGTCAAAACACCATTCAAAACTCTTTTCATCACTCCAACAAATTGTAGGTATCACCTCAATACCGTAGAGTTGCAAATATGCACCTATCCAATGCTTGCGATAGTGGTTATAAATCTGCAACGCTGTCGGATAATCAGTGTAAAGACTGAAATCAGGCGACAACACACAATTAAAATTTTGTAGCTTTTCAATGTACCTGTCGGGTGTATTCCATAATCTTTGGAACTGGTAATCGTCCAAAAAGAAATGCACACCGCAGTTGTTCTGCTTACTGCTCAAAACTTCATTAAATCCGATAAAGTTGTTTTCTGTAATTTTTGTAGGCTCAATAATCGGGATGTCATATTCTCCTGCACCCTGAAAAATCGCTCTTGTGCTATTTTCGTAACCTGTACCGCATTTGTCTTTATACATCAATTTCACCTCACAACACAAAACCGCCCTCAAACGAGAGCGGTCTGTGCGATTTTTTTAACTTAGGAAAGTTTCGCATATGTCCTGTTTGTCAAACTTTCATAATACCATTATACGCAGGGTAAGGGTGACATTCAATGACATTTCAAAATAATTTTACGAGAAATCGAACTTTTTTCGGAACGCCTGTAACGCTTCGCCGTGCAATCTCAGGGTATGCCTTACGCTCATTTCCATACTCTCGGCAATATCCTCCCACCTCTGACAATTTATGTAATACTCGGTCAAAATTGCAATGTAACGGTAATCGTCAAGTGCGTTGATTTTACTGCGGATTTCAGTTTTCAACCGCACAAGATTGTCAATTTCCCGATTGATTTCAGCCTGAAGGTCTGCAATCCTGTCCACAATCCGCATAGGGTCATTCACTCCCGATGTCTTAACAGGCTCGTTCTGCTTAACTGATACCTGTGCAATATTCAGCCTAAGTTTCGACAGCTCGTGTTCTTTCGTTCTGATCAGCTTATCCGAAACCCTGACCGAATATAAATAATCTTTAACCGTCAATCTATATCACGCTCCTTATTCATTTTCAACCAAAATAGTATTCCAACGCTTTCTGCCATAATATCTCCATTGGATATGACCGTCTGCAATTCGTACTTCGACATTTTCGAGATTGTCAAAGTTCATTATTCTTTCTCTAACGGCAATTTTGTTCCTCTCCGAAATATTATCGAAATATGCCCAACGGTTAATTGTATTGTCTATTTGTTCGATACTCCATTCAAGATCAGTCAAGCTTGCTACTCTTTTCCATTCTGCACGATGGACATCAATAAGTTTTTGAGCCCCTTCATATGTTTTGAACACTTCGCCGACTGGTAAACTGATATGGTACGGGTGGTGAGGTTCGTTGAAGTAAGAACGAACAAGTCTATATCCGCTATTACCACGACAATAATCAACCTCTATGTGGCTGTAGTCACGATCTTGGACTTTTACATATATACCTTCTTTTATTGCAGTTGCAATATCTTCTGCTTTGTAAGGATTCAAGTGTTTTGCAATTTCGGGCAACGGCTCAACAGTAAGTTGAAAAAAATCATAGTTTTCTTTTTTGAAAAAATCTTTAGGTATCTTTTTCCAATGTGTAGGCGTCTCGAATTTTTCATAAGGAACACCATTAATAAACCGTGTGTCCATGAAATCGTATAACTGAATACAAATTTCGTGTGTATAGTGTTCTTCAATCGTGCCAAAACCAATCGTCCATTTAGGTTCTTTTTTCTTGACGAAAAAGACAACTGCACCAATCGGAATTTCTTTTCTGTTTATATTTAGTTTATGATTCTCAGAGTAAATGTTTGCCTCTTCTGGAAGGACTTCAGTTATTCCTGATATCATTTTTATCTACCTCACTTTCAAGCCAATGTTTTGTACAGTCAATGCAACTGTAATTGTATTTTTTACCCGTTACGCAACCAACATAGGGTGTCGCTCCGTATGGACAATCAAAAAACAACATACTACTCCGAGCCATTTCGTCAATTGACATCTGTTTGATTTTTTCAAAGTTTGTCATCGTTACTTACCTCTGCACATTATATACCAAGCTGATTACATGCACGATAAAATCCTTCTGCCCATAAATAAACACGAGGATGTATTCGTTTGCCACAATCATAAAGCCACTCAAAGTAATCAGTATCAAGTTCAGAACAAAAATCTACAATCAATTCTGACGGTATAAACTTGTTGCCGTAAATGCAGTTTGAAACTTCATGTTCAAGTTCTTCCCAGACATCATCTTCCGATTCCATATAACACGAACTATGTTCGCTATACGAAGATATTATTTCATCGGAATCAAAATCCTTAAGATTGTATTTAATACTCTCTACAACATTTTTTTCGTCATAATAAAACAAATTTGATGCTGTTTGAATCTTGCTTATGTAATACTCAATATCATTTTTTACATAATTTTTAAGATTTGACGGCTTAATTTTGTTATACCAAGTAGCAATGCTATCACCCAAATCACCGCTAACTATTAAGTTACCTCTTTTCTTATCTACTATGTAATTCACATAATAATCTCCGCTTCCATCAGCTCTTCGCCAATCAATAATTAGGTAACGGTCTGTGTCCTGAATAAGCGTTGCTTTGTGTGTGTTAAATTTCTCGCAGAATTTAGCGATTCTTTCTTTTGTCATTTTCTTCACCTCCTACAAGCTCGGGATTATCGTAGATATTGCCGATTACTTCAATTTGTTTCAAATCTTGATAATATCCAAACGATAAGGTTTCAAGTGTTGAATACACAAGACCAAAATACGCTGTTCCGTTTCTTTGTTCAAACACTACATTATGAACAGTATCACCATATTTTACAATATCCCCCTCAAAAATCTTCGTGCCATTCTTGTCGGTCAAGCCTGTGTACTGTCCGACTGTTTCGGGATCTACCGCAACATACACCGTTGCATCGGGTGTTATACAGCAACCTTGTTTAGTCACAAGCAAAGTGCCCTCTGACCACTTACCGTTAGCTATCGTCTTGCCTCTGAATAAATATTCTCTCATCACTTAATCCCCCTCTATTTCCAAATTAAGATAGCTTTCGTTATCTATCTCGTTTCTCAATTCCTGTCCATAGTCAATGCCTTTGTATTTTAATGCCATAGTTTTATCAAATTCTTTGTGCATTTTAATAGAGGCATATTCTACATTGTTCTTGTATTCCTCGGTAAATTCTTCTGCCCCATCTTTAACATTTGCAATATATCTCAGGGCTTCAAGATTTAATTTATAAAGTCGCTTTGCTCCGAATCCGAAATGGCGACTCAATATTACGGAAGCAAGTTCCAACCCGTAACCGATACCGGTATCAAACATTTCACCACGAATACGATCTTCGTGCTGTTTACTTCTTAATTTCCAGTTGCTTTTCATTTATCACAACTCCTTTTTGATTTAATATCGCATATTTTCTCTGTGCTTGCTTAATTCTCGCAGCTCTGCAGTCCTTGCAAATGTCATTACTTTTTCGTTCATAAAAGGTAATTCCACATCTTTTGCAGAATTGTGGTTCTATTCTATTAAATGATGTGCAGCTGTCGCAGTCTTTTTCGTTTGCCGTACAGCCGTTTATGTTATCCCAATAGGTACAACAATCTTTTTGCCAAAATTCAGCGTACTCACTCTCAACATTTGAGTTCTCTTTCGCAACACATTTAATTTCACCTGCAAGCATAGATAACAAGACTTTTACCTTCTCCTTGTCCTCATTAGACATAAACCTCTTGTATTTAATCGTCCTGTCCGGAAGATTATCGCCAAACTGACCATTGCCAATGTATGCTCTTACCTTATCAAGCCTTTCGGTCAAGTAATAGTCAAATACTCGACCTCTGATAGCTTTAGCAGATTTATCAAGCACATCTGACATTTCTTCATACTTATAGCCTGATTTAATCATTTCACCAAGCTTCTTAATTTCTTCAGCCGTCCACTTTATGTGATTATTTGCCTTAACCGGTCGCTCCTTAATACCAAGGTCTAATATTCTTCTCTGTATTGCTCCTTCCGTTCTATTAAGCAGTATCGATAATTCTCTATAGCTATATTTATGTTCAGCAAGAAATTTCTTAAGTCGCTCATCTTCAACAGCAGTCCAAGGTGATGTAATAAATTTATGGCTGTGCCTTATATCAGTTCTTCGCTTTTTATCAACCCAATCAGGTTCTACACCAAGATAATACTTTTCAAATTTGGAGAAATTCAAAAAGCTCTGATTCTTGTATGCCCATTCCCAAAATTCATCAATATAAACTACCTCAAACTTTTCTTTCTGCCTGCAAATCGTATGTAGAGGAAGGCCTCTATTTTGTGCCCAAGAAATTTTGATGTAACCTCCGCTACTTTGATTACCATAAACAGCTTCGCTCAAATATGATAAAGTTACATATCTATCTCCACAGCTTAGAAAAGCTCCAAGCTTTAATTTATTAACTTTGTTAAGTACCGAATAAACAGAGCGTGATAAATGTTTTGTAATGTTTTTTACACTAACATTTCCCCACGCAGATGTTAAATACTCAACTTCTTCTGTTGTCCAATTTCGTCTCATTTTGTATACCTACAACACCAGCCCGTACCTATCTGCTCTGAATACGGACACTTTTTGCAGCAATAAACGCATATGTACAAACCTTTTTCAGAGTACGGGCATTTCCGTATGCTACACGGATGATATTCGTATTTACACTTGCAACACATTTGCAATTTCATTAGCAGCAATCACCCAATTTCAGATATTTTTCAATTGCTTGCTTTGCTGATGTACTGCCATAACATACCTTTACGGCGTATCCACACCGTGAAAGATTCTGCAACCATTTATCCTGATGTTCAGAAGTCTTATTGTTGCCGACTTTAAGCTCGATATATAAGCCGTGATATTTACCTTTTGGCACAGCAAGGCATAAATCCGGAACACCTGCCCTAACTCCTTGCCTTTTAAGATGTGCAGCTTCGGCTTTATCTCTTCTGCCACCATTTGGAACAGTGTACAGCATTGAAAGTTCAGGATGTATTTTCATTTGCACACATTTATCCGCCCATTTAATGAGTTTACATTGCTCCTGTGCTTCAGACATCATTTTCATTTCCTCTCGTAAAACGGTAATTCTTATTTTTATCGGCTTTAATAAAAATTTTCGGATTAGCCATTTCTGAAATTCTACTGCCTAAAGCCTCATCAATCTGCGAAATCTGTTCAAGTGATAATTCAGATGTTATGACAGTCGGCAATCCTTCATTGTATCTGTAATTGATAATCTTAAATGTAGCATTGACATCAGCTGTTGAGACAAAATCGCCCCTGCGAGTTTTAAAGAAATCATCAATGTAAAGAATTTCCGCTTGCTTATATGAATTTATGAGAGCTTCATACACCTCTAAATTACTCGATGCCTGCTTGATTTTGGTAATATCATCCTGCCAAAGCATATATTTAGGTGCTTTGCCTTTTTTGAGTAATGCTCCGACAATAGCCGTACATATATGTGTCTTTCCACAACCGGGCTGACCGCCGAAGAAGAACCAATCAGAGCATTTGTCAATGTACTCATATGCTTTATCTTTCACATATTTCTGCCAATCTGAGGTTGTCTTGTAACTTTCAAAAGTATATCGTTTAAGAAGTTTTTGAAGACCGCTGTTCTGCATTCTGTGAAGTTCATCTCGAATTTTCATACAATCACATTTGCAAGCAACCACATCATATGTAACCTGCCCGAAAGGCGTTTCGCCTGCCTTTACACGGTAAATATAGCCTCGGTTCATACATTTCTCGCACTCATAGCCAATGAGCTTACCGGGTGTTGAGTTAAACACTTTTGCTTCTTGTTCGGCTCTTTCTCTCGGAGTGAGTTCTTTAGAAGACTTTCTCGCCCGTTGGATAATTTCCTCCGCTCGCTGTGGTGACATTATTCTTGACATTATCGCTTGGATTGAATCCATATCCTACACCTCCTCTGTCTTGGACCTTATTAAGCCATTTAGTAATGAACCCTTTAATGCCGGTTCTTGTTTTTCTCCTGCTCGGATTAGCTTCGAGCCACCCCAACATCGAACGCAATTGTTGTTCTACATCAACAGCAGGATACAAAATTTTGTAATGCTGAACATCAGATTTTGAAACTGAATAATTACTCTTATCGTTCAAGGGTAATGTAATAAAAATATTTTCACCGGCGGTGTCGGCTGCATTTGCAGACGGCATCGCACAGTTATTATTTATATTTACTTTACTTTTCTTTACTTTACTTTTCTTTGTGTCATTCTCGGAGAGATTATGCTCATTCTCGGAGAGATTATGCTCATTTTCAGGTATAACTATATAAGCCTTTGTTTCTTCCGTTTTCAAAAGCCAATATAATCTATTTATTGTGCGACCTCGCACGGAGCGTTTTTCGATAGCGTACATATATCGTTCTTGCATCATTTTGTTGGTCAGTATGCTCTCCCTATCAAACAGCCCGTTATCAAACAGCCCAATTCGTAAGCAAAGCTTAACTACCTGATTTACCGTATCTGATTTAATTCCACCGCTCATTCGTTTCGCTATCGTGGCAGCACTGGTTTCTTCTCGCCACTCATAATAGTAACCATTTGTTGCATAAGCTTTGGTACAAATCCAAAAAAATACTCCAAAGCCGTCCCAACCCTGTGCATCAATAAGCACATCAAATCTCTCATCATCATCGAACAAGTGAACATCCCAAGCCGCAAAGTCAAGCCCTCGCTTTGGTTGTCCAGCCATTCACTGTATCACCTCTTTCTTTTTGTATTAAGTTTCAGCTTTGTACAAAGATATTCATCAAGCTCTATACCGTAGATTTTGTACTTATCAAACAGCTCTTTTTCGTGCCGATGTGCTTCATCGTGGTGCTTTCTGCAAAGGCATATAGCTTTTAATCCTATATGTACAATCTGTTCCCTATCTCGCCCCATACCAATTCTGTCAACATGATGAACTTCACCTGGTGCATTGCATATTGCACACTTACGATTTTCAAGACAACTGTACAAGTATCTGCCTATATCATCTGTAACATTAAGCAGAGTATCTCTTGTTCCGATATTTTGGTAGAAACAAAAATCTATCAGATAGCTTATGAAATCTCTTGCTACGCTTTTTTCGCAATCAGACAGCGAAAAGTATTCAATGCCAAATTCACCGCAAAAATTAAACTTGAAATATTCTTTAATCCATTCGGGATTATCTCCGCACCAAAATGCTATATCTCTGATGATTGCGTATATTTTTCTTCGCTGTTCGGCAGAAATCGTGCGTCCGTCAACAATTCTGAGTTCAATTTCATGTACTTGTTTCTGTGCAAGTTCTCTGCCGATACGCTCATGCGGTCTTACTATTAAGTTATATCCGTCATAAGATACTATGTTCGCTGATGTAATCATACTAAGTCCTCGTGTTGGTGCATATAAACGAAGAAACTGTTATTACCCATATTTTGATACAACCATTCATCGCACTTTTCTTTGCTCAAATGTGTACGAAGAACTCTATCTTCGTACACATATTGACCTTTCAATCGTTTATCTTTTATTCGATTAAGTAATTCTGTTTTTGAGTAGTTAGCTTCTACAAGATACAAATCGTAGTTCTTAGCTGTTATATGAGCGATTTCCGATGTATCAGTTGCGTATATAACTTTATATATCCCCTGTTGAGTGTTGAAGTGTAACTTCCAGCCGATATTAGGAACATCATGCCGAAGTGGTACTGCTGAAAAAGTAATATTGCTGATTGAGTACCATTTATCCTGAGCGACTATGAAAGAATTGTATTGAAAGGAGGTATCACCTAATAAAAAAAGCTTTTTGCAAAGATAATTGGGGTAAATTATCCGAATACAAGGGTGTTCGGACAGCAGTCGCTTTAGAGTAGCAACATTACAATGGTCTCCGTGTTGATGAGTTAAAAAAACATATTTAACTCGGTCAACCACTTCACACTCAACAAGTTTGCTGAACGGCACTCCGCAGTCAATCAAGACCTGACCGTCAAGAAGAACTGCGTTGCCCTTAGAGCCTGTACTTATTATCTCAACATCAATCATCTCACTCTGCAAGATCATCGATTGAGAATGCTTCATCGGAATCAATCTGCTGTTCAGATGATTCCGGTAATGGGGCATCTGACGGTACATCTGCGTCAATCATTGTATTCGTTTCATAATCGGGAGTACCGTCGGCATTGATTATATGATTGTCAGCTTCATACGCTGTCTGCATTTCAACACTCATAACGCCCCATTTGCTGATAAGCTGTCTGAGCATTGTTTTCTTAGCCATCGCATCAAAATCCTTTGCCCAAAATGTATAGCTTGTACCCTTATTGACATCGCTTGCATATCCAGCTGAATACTTCATAGCGTGCTGTTTCATCTTATCCTTACTCCAGTAAAGAGCTTTCTCAAAGCCGTTTACATAGCGAAAATAAGCATAATATCCGATTGTTTCAGCTGTTTCACGCTCTGTTTCATCTTCAATCATTTTGATTGTAATTTCTTCTGTGAGCGGATCCCAATTAAGAAGTTCTCCCTCTTTGATTTCCACCACATTAAGTCTTTTATACTGTCCTGAACGGATAGCAAGCTGAATATAGCCACGATAACCAAGAACGAATGTTGCTGTTGTACGATTGTTCTTACGGTCCTTAAACGGAACCATGTAATACTGTCCAAGCTGTGGTGATGGTGGCAAGCCGAGCGAATGTCCGCAAAGTGCCGCTGAAAGAATTGTTCCTGCATCACATTCTTCGAGTGCCGGATTGGTACTCACTACTGAGGTAATAGCCGCCGTGAACTTTTGGATTTCCTTCGGGTCTTTCATTGAATTTGAAAGGCTTTTCTGAAAAGCCACTGTCTGGAGCATGGCTGAAAATTTTGGTTTTCTCTGCTGAATCTGATTCTGAATGTTATAATTACTCATATCTTAATCCCCTTTCGCTGATTAACTGTTTTACCGTAAGAGCAAAATCTTTAAGCTGAGATTTTGTTCCGTATACTTTGAAAGACAATGACAGAACTTTTTCATCTTGCTGTGGCTGTTCTGATATTTCTTCAACCGGAGGAGCAACTTCTTCAGGCACATTTGCAACAAACGGTTCATATTCGGCAATAGTATCTTTCATGACCTGTTCAGTCTTTTCACGCTCTGCTTTTTCTGCTTCTGCTCTGGCTTTTTCTGCTTCAATAGTCTTGTATCTGTTTGTTACCGCTGTAATAGCACCTGATACATTCAAAGACTGCTTGTATTCGTAAAGGATTTCGTCTTTGTGTTCCTGTATAGCAATAAGCTTTAAATCATCCATAACCTTGTCCAAAAAGGTCTTAATGGTTTCTTTTAGCTTTTTGAGAGATACGCTCATGGTTATATTCAGATTAACCTGCTCATATGTTACGAAGTCAATACCGAGTGATTTCTTATATTCTTCAAAATAACTCATAGACTTTTCGTATTTAACCCTTTTTAATTCCTGCTCGGTAGCGTTAATTTTGCCCTTGAGCGCCGAATCTGCCTTTTTGTACGGATTTGTTACACAATCCTTATAAACTGTTTCAAAGGCTTCATAAGGAGTTATTATTTCCGACTTAACCGCTTTTCTGCGACTTTCAAACTCAGAAAATTCCTTATTGAGTTCCGAACGAAGTTTCTTGATTTCTTTGTAATTTTCGTCGGTACAGACCATCTCACAAGCTGAATTCACTTTTTTTTCAATCACAGATTTTACTGATTTGAGATTTTCAATGATAACAGGTATCTGCTTTACCTGTATCAATGATGATTCAGATTCGGTTTCTGCAACCTCATTAAGCGATGCAAGAACAGTTGTTTCTTGCATCTCCGGTGAATTGGTGGGTTCTGTAATTTTTGTCATAGGTTTAATCTCCTTCCCATTCTTCCTCGGTAATGCCATGAAAAGTATCAGCACATTCTCGAGAACAGAAAATGTCATCGTTTGTATCTCTGAAATATGTATAATCAGATCTGAGTTCTGAATTACATATTCTGCAATATCCCATAACTTGTGGTTTTGGTGCATTAGGGCAAGCAGATTTACACGGAGTACTTCTGCACACTTCACACATTTAAAATATCTCCTTTTTCGACTGATTATAACTATTGATTTTTCACTTCAATATGCTATAATGATAGGTGTTTAAATTTCTTTTTGTTTAGTCCCGTATTGCTATGCTCAAGCAATGCGGGATTTCTCATTTTTATCAAGCTGAATTTCAAATAAAGCCTTTGAAATTCTCTCTGCTCTGAGTTCTTCTTTGATAAGCTGCATAAGATAATAATCTTTCAGGCGTTCACCGTTTGCGTCACCGAAACGATTGATGATAACAGCCAGTTTGGTTTTAGCATGAGCCTTGGCTATTTCAAACTCAGATTCAGTGCATATGTATCCGTTTGAGGATATAAAATCAGTGTAATTCAAAATATTTTCCCACCTTTATATTTGATAAACATTTTGCTAAGGTCCGCAAAATGTTCTTTTCATCAAACAACCTTGTAGTCGTTGGCATTTTCAACCCCCACACATTCAAAACCGAAGGATTCGGATTCAGGCGTTTCAAGTGCTTTGAGCTTGCGTTTTAGCTCTCTGTTCTCGTGACGATAACCGCTTGACGCTGTTTTTTCGAGTGCAAGGTCCGTTCTTGCGTTTCTCAGCTCAATACTGAGATGTCTGTTCTCTGCTCTGAGGTTTTCAATATCTTTGAGCAGCTTTCTGCGTGTAAGTAAATCTTTAAATGCCATTTTGTGTCGTTCCTTTCATTGGGTTTGAACCGAGAATATAATTGAGAAACGGTATTCTCGGAATACGGATAGATGTGCCGACTACAATTACATTGAATCCCAATTTTTCGGGTTCGTCCTTTGCCTGTTCACGCAAGTTTTGCGGAGCAACTCCAATAGCCTTTGCGGCATCTTCCGAGAGCAGATAGACATCACTGCTATCCATAATTTCTTTGATTTTTTTGTTCATCTGAACTGTGTCCATACTTTTCGCCTCCTATTTTTCGTTGGTAATTTTGTCTGAAACGATTTCAACTGATTCAACATCAGCAACGCTGAGAGCCAGTTTGAGCAGTACAACCTCGCCGACCGTTCGTGTTATCTGATAGCTTGTAACATACGGAATTTCTGTTCCGTCAATTTCAAGAAGGAACTTGTCCTTTGTGTCAATAAGTTTAAGTTTTGCCATTTTCTCACCTGCTTTTCGATATTTTATTGCTTTACACGACCTTAAATGTTATGATTAACTATGAAAGGAGGCATAAATATGAATGATATTTTATCGTGGTTGACTTTAATAATATCCGCAGTTTCAACCTTATGCACTTTGGTTCTGTCTTGGATATTATTTAAAAAGGAACAGAACAAAACCTATCTGAAAGAACGATATGAATTAGTGATTTTCCCCATATTCAACCTGCTTGAAGAACATTTGTACAAAAAGGAAATTACTTCTGAAATTAAACAAGCTGTTGAAAAATGCGAAGATATTATTGCCGATAATAAACTTATCGCAGGCGGAAAACTCAGCTATGTATTTTCTCTTCCATTAGATAAAATTAACTTTCAAAGCATTTCAAAATTAGTCGACAAAGAATATGATGATTGTTGTTGTGCTTTAGGAATTCCTTTAAGACCGTTAGATAAAAAGATGTATACATACAAAACACGAAACATAAAAGTTTTAATATTAGGAATTACTAAATATTCAATGCCGTTGATTGCGGTTTTCCTATTATCAGTAATTCTAATTGTACTTTTTGAATACTTCTTTCTTAACGGATAACTCCTGCTTTGATAAGCATTGCTATAATCAGCAGAAGTAAGCTAATTGCGTTGAGAATAAACACTACAAACATTAAAAACTTGTTCAATTTTCATTCTCCTTTGCCCACTTAATCAGATCCATAATTTGAGCGTCGTGCTTATCAAGGTAGCTGTCTATTGTTTTATACAAATGGGCGGCTACTATTTTTATTGCTAATACTGCTGAAGCAAAAGCTGTGCAAAGCATTAGCAGTCCTAAAATTATTATTACTTCCGTCTTTCTTCACCTCTTTTCAGCTAAGTCCGTTTAATGGGACTGCGATTGTGGTATTATTGATTGTGTTGCAAATATCTTTTGCGAATGTTATAATCGAGCAAAGGAGCTGATTATATGTGGGTAATAATTAGTGGTATTTTAGGCATTGCAGGCTTTTTAATATCTTTAATAAACCTGATTAACTATTTTGTTTCGCACAAAGTGAATTTGGAAATCACAATGCTTGAATACGCATACAAATTAGGCGTGCAGGGAAAGAAAAGACTTTTCATTCATTATAAACTTAACAATAAATCGCAACTGCCTATTTCTGTTACCGACATTCAATTAGTTCTGAACGGCATAGAGTACACCGAAGATTACAACACCCACGAAGTTAATTCTTATCATCACAAGGCAAAAGGTGTTGATGAGTATGTTCCGACATACAATGAACATCTGCCTATCAATCTTGAGTGCCTACATTCTCATTCGGGTTACCTCGTTTTTGTAATTCCTGAAGATAATTCTCCAAATCTCGATAAAGGTCTGACTTTTCAAATTCGCACCAATCGGAATAAGGAAGTACAAAAGAAAGTGTCATTGAATGAGGTGGTAACGCTCCGCTCCACTCTACCTTATCAAAAGTATAAAAATCTTTTTCTAAAGGATAAGGCGGAACATAAGGTGCACTGACAGTCTTGTTGACTGTTGGTGCTTTTTCTATGTTGAATAAATTATTAAAAAATCCCATTTTCTCACCCCCTTAGTTTTGATTGCAAGTAACTTTTTAAGTTACTGCTTTTGCAAAAAAAATAGGCATAGGGTCAGTGATGTCAAGAAGTTTCATAAGACATTCAATTTCATCACTGCCAAAAACACCTCTTGAAATCCTGTTACTGAGCGTTTTCGCAGAAATATTCAGACTATCAGCGACATCTTTCTGAGTAAGACCCTTTCTTACCATTGCCGCTTTAAGCTCATTTGTGTTAAGCACCGTTATCACCTCCGTAACTTTTTAGGATACTCTTATTATAGCGACTGTATTGTAACTTGTCAAGATATTTTTTACTATTTTTTAGAAAATATTTTCTTGACAAGTTACTTTTTGCGTTATATAATGATGACAAAGAAGAAATCATAAATAAAAAAGGTGATAGTATGACCGTAGGTGAAAGAATAAAAAAGATAAGACAAGATAATGCTATATCCCAAACTGATCTTGCTAATGCCTGTAAAATCAGCAAACAAACATTATATAAATATGAAAACAACATAATAACAAATATACCTTCTGATAAAATAGAGTTGATAGCTGATTATCTCTCTGTATCACCTGCTCTTATAATGGGCTGGGAAGATAAAGAACAGGCTGTTCCCCTTCCGCAAACAAATGTATTTATGCGACCTGTATATGACAGCATTTCGGCAGGGTTCGGAGTGATAGCTCAGGATGTGCCTGTTGACTATATGCCTACATACATCACTTGCCCCTCAGAACAGGATAAATATATATGGATAAATGTTCACGGTGATTCTATGAGCCCTCTGATTGATGACGGCAGTAAAATTCTTATTAAAAAGCAAACTTCCGTTGACAGCGGTCAGATTGCCGCAGTCCTCGTTGACGATGAAGAGGCTGTTGTTAAAAAGATCCTTTACAACGATAACACCGTTGAGTTGCATTCAGTCAACCCCTACTATCCCCCACGAGTGTTCAAAAATAACGACGTCACCCGTGTTCAAATCCTCGGTCTTGTAAAAGAAGTCAGTAAATCGTTACAGTGAGAAAAGCTGTTTTACTGTAACAGTTAAATTTGTAAAAATATATTGATTTTGTGAATTTGTCGGTGTATAATTATATTCAATTCGTAAAAACAGCCTATTTTTACGAATTGCTTTTCTGATATATGCGTATAATTGTTAAATTACGGCATATAATACTTATTGGAGAGGTGATACATTTGGGGTATAAATCTTTAGATAAGCTGTTTTATTCTGACAAAGAAAATTATGAAAAAATTTACAACGAAAGGTATAAAAGCGAATACGCAGTACACTTAGATTTTCTGATACACGATAACCCTGCTTTTTTTGTGATGATACCCGAATTTATTACGAAAATTCGTGACATTTATAAAACCGATAAGCAAATCAAAGCTTTAAGGGATTCATTACCCGAAAAAGCAATTGACCATTTCGCTATCAGATGTTTGGTTGATGAAATTGTAAAGACAAATGATATTGAAGGTGTTTACAGCTCAAGAAGAGAAATTAACAGTGTCTTGTCAGAACTGGAAACAAAGAGCCACGGGAAGCGTTTTATGGGGCTTGTGCAAAAATATCTTATGTTGCAAAAAAATGAAACTATGTCCTTTGACACCTGCGAAGATATCCGCAACCTGTACAATGATTTAGTATATTTTGAAATCGAAGAAGATAACCCGTCTGATTTGCCTGATGGTAAAATCTTCAGAAAAGATTCAACAAGCGTCCTCAGTGCAACGCAAAAAGAACTTCACAGAGGAGTTAATCCCGAAGAAAAAATTATAGAGTGTATGAATAAAGCGTTGGCAATACTTAATGACAAAAGCATTGAGTGTGTTTTCAGAATATCAATTTTTCATTACCTCTTTGGTTACATTCATCCTTTCTATGACGGCAACGGAAGAACATCCCGTTTCATCAGCAGTTACTTGTTGTCAAAAGAATTTGAATCAATTATCGGTTACAGAATGTCTTATTCTATTAAAGAGAACATAAACGATTACTACAAGGCATTCAAGGTGTGTAATGACCCGAAAAACAAGGGAGATTTAACTCCTTTTATAATTATGTTTACCGATATTATTGATGATTCGTTGCACAAGTTGGTGTACGCTTTGGAGAAAAGATTAGAGCAACTGACACATTACGGAAAGTGCATTATCTTTCTGCCTAAAGGCGCCGACGAAAAATATAGTGATCTGTATTTTTTGCTTATTCAGGCAAGTTTGTTTTCCGAAAGCGGAATAAGCACAAAGGAACTGATGGATGTTATGAAATTAAGCAGAAGTACAGTTACAAACAGGTTAAACACCCTGTCCGATTACGGTTTAATAATCAAAAAAACTTTAGGCAATATCCGTTGCTACAGTCTCGACATAGATAAAATAGATACAATAATGGAAGAGATAAATAAATAAAAAAAACCGCCCTGACCTGTTGGCGCAAGTCGGAGCGGAAACCACCACACAGGGTGCAGTGATACTACTAAAAGCAATAATATTGTATCACACTCCCCTGAATTTTTCAAGTTTTGAATATCAGGGGATTTTTGCACCCTTTTTTAAGCAAAAGGAGTGTATAAAATGAAACTGCCTAACGGCTACGGCTCTGTTTATAAGCTGAGCGGAAACAGGCGTAATCCGTGGGTTGCCTGCGTGACAATAGGCTACAACAAAGAAACACGCAATCAGGAACGCAGAGTTATAGGCTACTTTCCCAACAAGCCGAAAGCTCTGAACGCTCTTGCTGATTACAATCAAAACCCGTTTGATGTTGATTCGGCAAGACGCACTTTTTCAGAAATTTATGAACTTTGGTACAAGGAGTTCATCACCGAAGACACAAATCCGAACACCAAAAGACAGTATAATGCGGCATACAAACAATGCTCAATGTTATACAATCGCAAGATGTCCGATATAAAAATCATTGATATGCAACGAGTTCTCGACAACTGCAACAACGGTTATCAATCGGTTAGGCGAATTAAAATTCTGTTGAACAAAATCTACGAATACTGCATATTTCACGATATGCTCCATAACAATCTTGCAGAAAAATTGAAAATCAATGCAAAGTCAGATGAAACAAAACGAGCACGCAGGGAGTTTTCGGAAAGCGAAATAAATCTTTTGTGGGAATATTCAAATCTTGATTCGGTAAAAATAGTGCTTATGCTGATTTATTCGGGAGTGCGTGTGTCTGAACTTCTCAATCTGAAAATTTCAAATGTAAACCTTGACGAACAGACTTTCTTTGTTGAAAGTTCAAAAACCGATTCAGGTGTACGAACCGTGCCTATAGCAGACAAAGTATTGCCGTTTTGGCAGAAATTCATCAGCGATTCTCAATGTGGATATGTTCTGAATAACACCAATGGCAAGCCGCTGAAATACGATAACTTTAAACGCAACTACTGGACACCTCTGCAAAACGATTTAGGTTTAGACCACACCATACACGAAACAAGACACACCTGCATTTCAATGCTTGTATCGGCAAATGTGAACCACACAATCATCAAAAAAATAGTTGGTCACAAGTCGAAAATGGACTTGACCGAAAAGGTTTACACTCACATTAACCCAAAAGAATTAGTGAATGCAATCAACAAAATATAGTCTTATATTATCTTGAATTGTTCATAATTATGTTCCGTAGCTTACATATAGCTAACAAAATCCCCCATTTTCCCCATTCCTATCCCCCTTGCAAGTTACCCTGCACCAACAGCCGTTTCTTATGCAGGGACGGCTGTTTTCTACCACATTTTCGGTCTGTTTTATGGTGATTTTCAAAATATTTGAATTAATTTTGAATAAAAAACGAAAATTATGTTGACAAATCCGAAAATATGGTATATAATAATTAAGCTGTTGTTATTAAACAACATTTCGAGGTGTAACTCAGTTTGGTAGAGTGCTTGGTTTGGGACCAAGATGCCGCAGGTTCAAGTCCTGTCACCTCGACCAAAAAAGGTGGTTTTTTAACCGCCTTTTATTTTTTGCCAAAATTACTTAAAATGCCTTAAAAGTGGCTTAAACACTGGGTTTTTGAGATTT